GCGGGTGACTTACCTGTTCGATCGCCAGCATCTCTGGTACATTCTTCCTTCGGGCCGCGTTCTGTGTTACCCGTTCGCCAAATTGGAAGACGATGGCATTTCATACTGTAAAGCCGCTTGGAAACCCGCCGCTGACGCCAAAGAATGGCCCCGCGCGCGCCTATGGAAAGGTCTGGCTTGCGAGAACATCACCCAGGCAGTCGCCAATGATGTCCTGCGCCACGCGCTACGACAGTTAGATAACGTAGTGCTTCACGTACACGATGAGATCGTCCTTGAGGACGGTGACCCTGATTTGCTATCGCGGGTCATGTGTACGTCGCCGCCGTGGGCGGCAGGTTTGCCCCTGAAGGCAGAAGTTAAGCAGATGTCCCGCTACGGTAAGTAGCAGCAAAAAAAAATCCCGCCGGCTAGGGCGGGATCAACGAGGAGTAGAGCACATGGAACTGGTGGATCATATCATAGCCCTCGCGCCAGAGGGTGAAGTTGTACTATTCACGAAACAAGTCGAGCGGGAGGGCGGTTACGCCTATCCTGCATACCGTAAGCCACGCGGTGAAGGCGCTTGGTACGTCAATATAGGCAGCTTTATCGAATCGCGGTTCGACGGTCAGCGGGTCAGCGCGGGTGCTGCGTTCTGCGAGAACGTCTGGTGTCTGGTGTTAGATGACGTTGGGACTAAATCGAAGACGCCGCCCATTCGCCCGACATGGATCATTGAAACGTCGAAAGACAACTACCAATGGGCCTATGTCTTCCGGCTAGACGATCAACCGCACAAGTCGGTCTATAGCGCGGCGATCAAGGCTATAGCAGCGGCGGGCTATACGGACCCCGGCGCTATCAATCCGGTTCGCAACATACGCATCCCTGGCTCGATCAACCTAAAGCCCGGACGCAGTAAGTTTGCTGCGCGTTTGGTTGAGTTCAACCCGTCGCGTGAGTTTAGCCTTGAAGAGATCTGTAACGCCCTATCGGTCGTGCCGGGTGAAGCGGAGACTAACAACTTCCGACCCGGTGTCCTGAAAGATGACGGATCGGATGATGTACTGGCGTGGCTGGTCGAGCGTAAGGAAGTCACCCAGGCGGGCAACCCTGCGGGCTGGTGGGGCGTGATATGCCCCAACCATGCGGAGCATTCGGACGGTAACCTAGAAGGCCGCTATATGCCCGCTTCGCGGGCGTACTGTTGTTTGCATTCGCATTGCACCGAATGGGATTCGTCGCGTTTCCTCGCATGGGTGGAGAACGAAGGCGGCCCCAAACGGTCCTATGGCTTGCGTGAAGAACTGCTCGCGTCGGTCGTGGGCGGCGCGCTATCGAAAGTCAAGAAGACTGATATGTTCAGCGAGGATGCCGATTCAATCATCGCCCAGGTTGAAGCGCGCGAGCGGTCGCGGGTCGAGCGGACCGACTGGTTCAAGCGCTTCGCCTATGTGCAATCGGACGATTCATATTTCGACCTATTGGATCGTGTACTAGTGTCCCGGCGCGCGTTCGATGCGACTTATCGCGGGATTGCTTGCCATTCTATGCACTCAGGCCCTACGGGGCGCGCGCGCTTGATTAGCGCGTCTATGTGGTTTGACGAGAACCGTACAGTCGCGGGCGGGCAAGTGCTCGCGGGCTTGACCTATGCCGCGGGCGAGTCTGTGCTAACGGCGCGCGATGGCATGGTCTATGCCAATCGTTGGGTCGACGCGCGCCCTACGCCTATGGCCGGACCTATACAGGCATGGGTTGATCATTGCAAGCGTCTAGTGCCAGTGCAAACAGAGTTAGACCATATCTGGGATGTGATGGCCTATAAGGTGCAGAACCCTAGGGTCAAAATCAACCATGCGATCCTACACGCGTCGGACGAAGGGTCCGGCAAGGACACCATGTACGACCCGTTCATATGGGCCGTGTGTGGCGAGAATAAGCATAACTACGGGCTGGTTGACAATGAGTCGCTCACGTCGCAGTGGGGCTATCAGCTAGAGTCGGAGATTCTAGTTATTAATGAGTTGAAAGAGGCGCTCGCGGCCGATCGCCGGGTTCTGGCCAATAAATTAAAGCCGATCATCGCGGCCCCGCCTGAAGTGTTGGCCGTGAATAGAAAAGGGTTACACCCCTATATGATGGCCAATCGGGGTTTCGTTCTCGCGTTTTCTAATGATCTGTTACCTATATCGATCAGCGCCCAGGATCGCCGTTGGTTCTGTATATGGTCGCGCGTCGGACGCATGAGTGACGCGGACGGGGCCGCTATATGGCAGTGGCTCCGCACTGGCGGCCGCGCGGCCGTGGCCGCTTGGTTACACGCCCGCGACGTATCACGCTTCAATCCGGGCGCTGCCCCGCCTATGACGGAGTTTAAGCAAACCATGACCGAAAACAGTCTATCGGGCGCTGAAAGTTACATCCTAGAATTAATGCGCGGGCGCCGTGGCGTGTTTACTAAAGGGGTTATCGCTGCGCCATTGCAAGCCGTGCTAGATGAATTGGCCCGTAGCGCGCCCGCAGGGATGAAGCTTTACCAGCAGGCGTTACTACAGGCGATCAAAGAGGCCGGTTGGATCGACTGCGGACGCGTTGCCGCGCGGGGGTTAGAGACTAAGCGCCATGTTTACTGCGCGCCCGACTTATCGACTGCTAGTGCGTCGGAGTTACGGAGAATGGTTGAAGCGTAAAAAAAGCCCCGTTAGGGGCTTTTTTTTTATAAGTCTAGAATGATCACTAGGATCGCGGCCAGTACCGCCGCGATTACTAACGACACAACGCCGCGATGATGCCATCCGCAAGGATCACGCCAGCGACGAGGCACCATAGCGCCAACGCGAGGGTTGCGTAAGTTTCGAGTTTCATTGTGCTTTCCCTTTAACGCGCGCAATATGCGGGCCGATATCGTCGGGACCGTAGCATTGGAAAACGATACCGCCTCCGAATTGTTTATTGTGGAATTTGCGCCCGCCAATTTGACGCGCCAGCGCGAGCGCGGCCTCATAAGTATCGGCGGCTGGTTTGAACGTCAACCAATGGCAAACCCAACGGCTGTTTCCGTTAACGTCGTTTTTGATGCGTGTCCAGTCCATTATGCGCCCCGCTTTTTTGGCAATTGAACCCAAACCATTGAACCGTCGGGGAGGCCGCCGTTGCAATGGTTAAATTCCCAACCGAACTTTGCGCATAGCGCTTGCGCGCCAGCGCGAAACGGTTCATCGTGATCTTGATTGTGATCGTAACTAATGGTTACGCTACCAGCGCTGGCGATTGCCTTAATGCGCGCGCCCTTCGTATTGGATGGACCGATATACTTGGTGATGATTGCTTGCATGATGTTTTCCTTTAAACTGCTATGTCGTTGTGTTCAAAATACCATTCGTCGTTGTACCAAGTGCTCCAGCCCTGATCAGAATGCGCGATTATCTGACGGAATCCGCAAGCATCGCGCCGGGTATAGAATTCATCGATGCTGCCATCCTCCACAGATTGATGCGCAGCGTCGAGCGCTTCTTGGTATCGCATCAGAATGCCTCCAGCGTCCATGCGGGCGCAGCGTAGCCGGTCAACCCTTCAGGATCACGATAGGGCATCAGGCATCCGAAAAAATCGGGTTCTTGCAATGTAACGGCCGCGCATGACGTGCCGTTATGCCAGATTTTAGGCGCCCAGGTTTTCCCGAATAACTTATTCGCGGCCGCAAATTTCGCAAGAACCGTCGGGTTTATCTGAGCCGGTTCCCCGGAACACTTTTGAGGTATAACGCGCGCGATATCGGGAAACTTGCCGTCGACGGCCGTCCATCCGATCGTCATGCCGCCAACGACAGTAATCGTACCCTTCAACCCGTCCTCAGTTTCGATGACGGCCGCGTCGAGTTTATTTTTCGCGGGCTTGAGCATTTTCACTGCGTCGAGCGGAATCAGGATCGTTACCTTGTCGCATTCGTTTTCTGCGCGCAGTGTGCGATGAATACCCAAACAATGGCCATCAGTCGCAGTCAGAATCGTATGATCCTTGTCGGCTTCAACCCGAACCGTGTTCAGATAGTAGCGAATATCCTGATCAGCGCTGAATTGTGAAATAGCGCGCAGCGCGGAAAGTTTTACGTTGATTTTCATTTAGTGTAGTCCAGGGTTACCGGGTCAAAACGCCCGCCAATGCGCCCGCTTGGACGCATGGGCTGGAATTTTAAGCCGCTACAGTTTCGCGCTCGCGCCGTGAATCCTCATAGAGTCGACACAATTTCGCAATTTCATCGACGTCCGCATGGACGTTGTCGCTGTACCCGTCGCAACACTCCGACCATACGCCATCGACGTCATCGTGCATCAGTTGAATGCAAGCGTGAAGTTTCCACGCTTTCCCGATACCGGCAAGCGAATGAAGCATTTTCCGATACGCTGCGTGAGCGGGATACTTGGCAAGAAAATCACGCTGATGCGCGGCCGCTTTTTCGTACACGTCGACGATATTGTTGCCGGGTTTGCACTTGCCGGATAGTTTCCAGCCGAACCCGTGATTTTTCAGAACCGTACCATCAGAGCGGTACGATTTGACGTAATCAACGTAGACCAAGCGTCCGATTTCGGTGCCGTGTTTCGATAGTGTTGCCATTGTGTTTACTCCAGGTTAACGTGAAAATTCGCGCAACCCCGCGCGAACACATTCGCGCAGGTTGCCCATTGTGTTGATCGCGGCGTATTCCGCGTCATATGACCAAGCGTCCATAAGATGAAGCGCCACATTCGCGCGCCACTCTCGCGCTTTCGCGCAAGCGCGCCAGTAATCCGTCGGGCTTGAATGCGTTGTGGGACCGTCGGGTTTGTCGAAGTAAAACGGACCGACCGCGACCCATTGTTTCCCATGTCGAAACAGTCGGACGCGGGCGCGCGCTTCGTTGATTGCGTTGGTGATTTTCATTACAGCGCACCATTGCGAAGGACGAACGCGAGAAAAGTAACGTCGACGACAAGGATGAGCGTAAGAGCCAAGAACCAATTTTCGAGTCTGTCGCGCATTTTAGATTCTCCGGGTTGACGGACAAAACGTCCGCGAATGCGCCCGAAGACGCATTCGCTGAAATTTTGTTAGGCGATGAATTCTGGGTGCTTATCAAGTTTCATCGTGGCGGCAATCGCGCGCAATTCGTTGGCGCTGCGTGTAGTGCGCGCGCTGCGGATCAGCGTAGCGATGGCGCGCGCTGCGGTGTCGGTCATGCCGTGTGCGATGTACAGGTCAAGACGGGAAACTTCGCGCTGTTCTGATTTGGTCATTTTGTGTACTCCGGTTGTTGGCGCTGCGTTGTGCTGCGCCATGTGAGTACTGTACACAGTCGATCATGGAGTGTCAACAAGTTTTTGACTAGGGGAAACCCTTGTTGTCACTGTGTGAGCGAAATGTGAGCGTCAAACGCGGGGCGAGTGGGCACACAAAACCGCATAACGGCGCGGCTTTGCGGGGTGTACCCAGGAATAGTCATCTCTACTTTTCAAGTTTAAGAAAATAAATATATAGAGATAGCTGTGCGAGTGTCCACGGCATCGCCGCGCAAATTCTCCCGCGTATTTTTCCAGCGCGATTTTTTAGGATGGCAATGTGTGGGTACAGTGGGTACATTTCTAGTTTTTAGCACGACTTTAGCGGATGGCAATGTGTGGGCACACGCGGGCACACGCGGGCACACGCGCACGCACACGCGCGCGCGATAACTTGAACGCACGCACGCGCATGGGCGCACGCACGGGCGCACACACGCGCACGCATGACGCGCGCACGCATACACGCACGCGCGCGAAGGCCCCCGGGTAGGGCCTTGGCCGCGCAGGTCCCGTAAACGCACCCCCCACAAACATTTTTTAAAATTTTTTTGTTACAATCCAGCCATGTTCAAATCTTTGCCACTAACAGTTCGTGAAGTCAGGGCGACAGAGGCGCGTCTTCAGTCCATCTATGACGCGGCGAAGTTAGGTCTAAAAGGTGACTCGCTGGCGCTGGCCGCTGGTATGCTGCCCGCTGAGTATCGGCAATTGTGTCAGTTAGACCCGGTTGCGGAAATGGCTGAAAAAAAAGGCCGCGCGGATAACGAGCGCGAAATCTCAAAAGTGCTGCACGACGCGGCGCTGGGCGGCGACTCCAAGGCGGCGCTAGAGATCTTGCGTCACCGGCACGAGTGGACAGCCAAGCAAGAAGTCAGCGTTGACGTGTATCAACGGATCAGCATTACCCAAGCCCTAGAAGCCGCGCAAACCAGAGTGCTAGAGAATGCAAAAACCGATCTATACATCAGCCGAAGAGCAGACGTTGATGACGCGGTTGTGGTCACCCGCGATAGCGAACGATCCTGAAGCGTTTGTATTGTTCGCGTTTCCCTGGGGGCAACCAAACACACCGTTAGCTAAGTTCAGCGGACCGCGCAAATGGCAGCGCGAGATTCTGCGCGACATTAGTAAGCACATCAAATCCAACGAAGGCAAGGTCAACATGGACACGCTACGCGAAGCGGTGTCCAGCGGACGGGGTATTGGCAAGTCGGCGTTAGTTAGTTGGCTAATCCTGTGGATGCTATCCACGCGCATCGGCTCGACGGTCATTGTGTCAGCCAACAGTGAAGCGCAGTTAAGGTCTGTCACCTGGGGCGAACTGACCAAGTGGCAAGCGATGATCATCAACAGCCACTGGTGGGAAATCAGCGCGACTAAGATCGTACCGGCGGCGTGGCTGACCGAACTGGTCGAGCGCGACTTAAAGAAAGGTACGCGATACTGGGCAGCGGAAGGCAAGTTGTGGAGCGAAGAGAATCCAGACGCTTACGCCGGGGTACACAACCACGACGGCATGATGTTGATCTTTGACGAGGCCAGCGGTATTGCTGACGCGATCTGGGCGGTGGGTGCCGGGTTCTTCACAGAGAACATCCTAGACCGCTATTGGTTTGCGTTTAGCAACCCCCGGCGTAACAGCGGGTATTTCTTTGAGACCTTTAATAGTAAGCGTGACTTTTGGCAAACGCGCCAGATTGACGCCAGGACGGTAGAAGGGACGGATAAGCAGGTCTACGAGCAGATCATCGCGGAGTACGGCGAGGATTCTATCCAGGCGCGCGTTGAGGTGTACGGTGACTTCCCAAGCGCGGGTGAGGATCAGTTCATCTCGCCAATGATTGTCGAGGACGCATTCAAGCGGCCTAAGTACAAGGACGAGACCGCACCTATAGTAATAGGAGTCGACCCGGCAAGAGGTGGACTGGACTCGACTGTAATAGTCGTGCGGCGCGGGCGTGATATTGTAGCGATCAAACGGTACAAGGGTGAGGATACGATGTCAATTGTCGGTCGTGTCATTGACGCGATTGACGAATACAAACCAACGCTAACTGTTATTGACGAAGGCGGTTTGGGCTACGGTATACTTGACAGATTGACCGAACAACGGTATAAGGTACGGGGGGTAAACTTTGGTTGGAAAGCCAAGAACCCTGTCATGTGGGGCAACAAGCGGGCTGAAATGTGGGGCGCGATGCGCGAGTGGCTACGGTCAGCCAGCATCCCGCAGGACAAGATGCTCAAAGATGATTTGGTTGGGCCGATGAAAAAACCCAACTCGGCGGGTACGATCTTTCTGGAAGGCAAGAAAGAAATGAAGTCTAGAGGATTGGCATCACCTGACGCAGCCGACGCGCTGGCGGTGACATTTGCCTATCCTGTAGCGCATCGTGAGTATACGGAAAAAGCGCGTACGATTGTTTCCAATAGGGCTACAATGTCTGGATCTTGGATGGGTGCATAAGTGCCTAGTCTTTTTCTAGGTGTAATTTTTACTTTACTAGATATGCTTAAAAAATCGACGTCCCCTAAAGCGTTTAAAGAAAACATTAAGACTGAAGTTAAGGCTGGCAAACCAGTCAAGCAAGCAGTCGCAATAAGTTATGCAGTTAAACGCGAAGCAGCGAAGAAAAAGTGAGTGACTACACCGGGATTAACGCTGTTGGCAACGTTGCGTTGGGTGGTAAACCACTCAAGAGCGACTCGGATGTGTTGTCAACAGCGCGGGATCGCCTGTCGATGGCAATCTCGGCGTATTCCGAATCCCGTGAAGATGAGTTAGATGACCTGCGGTTCTACGCGGGATCGCCCGATAACCAATGGCAGTGGCCGGCAGATGTGTTGGCGACCCGTGGTGCGGTGCAGGGTCAGACGATTAACGCGCGGCCATGCCTGACAATCAACAAGCTGCCGCAGCACGTTCACCAGATCACCAACGATCAGCGCCAAAACCGGCCTAGCGTTAAGGTCATCCCGGTTGATGACAACGCTGACGTTGAGGTTGCCGAGATTTTCAACGGCATGGTGCGTCACATTGAGTACATCTCTGACGCAGATGTGGCGTATGACACGGCCTGCGAGAACCAAGTCGCCTATGGCGAGGGTTACATCCGGGTCCTGACCGAGTATTGCGACGACGATACGTTTGATCAGGACATCAAAATTGCGCGGGTGAGGAACAGTTTCTCGGTCTACATGGACCCGCTAATCCAAGACCCATGCGGCTCAGACGCGAAGTGGTGTTTTATCACCGAGGATCTGTCAAAAGACGAATACGCGCGGCTTTTCCCGAATGCGTCGCCTTTGTCCACGCTGGAAACTCTGGGTGTAGGCGATCAAAACCTGAGCCAGTGGCTCAACACCGACACGATCCGTATTGCAGAGTATTTTTACTGCGATTACGAACGCAAAAAGCTGAATTTGTACCCTGGCAACGTCACTGCGTTTGACGGTACGCCTGAAGATAAGCAGTTGAAGGCGGTTTACGGCACGCCAAAAAAGTCGCGCGACGCAGAGATCAAAAAGATCAAGTGGTGCAAGATCAACGGCTACGAAATCCTTGAAGAACAGGAGTGGGCCGGTAGTTGCATCCCTGTTGTGCGGGTGATTGGCAACGAATACGAAGTTGAAGGACGCATTTACATCAGCGGTCTGGTGCGTAACGCAAAAGACGCACAGCGGATGTACAACTATTGGACTAGCCAAGAAGCAGAGATGCTGGCGCTTGCTCCAAAGGCCCCGTTTATTGGTTATGGCGGTCAGTTTGAGGGTTATGAGTCCCAATGGAAGACCGCAAACACCCAGAATTGGCCGTATTTGGAGGTCAATCCCGATGTAACGGACGGCCAGGGGGCGATTCTGCCGTTGCCTCAACGTGCGCAACCTCCAATGGCGTCATCTGGACTGATGCAAGCCAAATTGGGCGCGTCCGAGGACATCAAGTCTTCAACTGGACAGTACAACGCATCACTTGGGCAGCAATCAAACGAACGTTCTGGCAGGGCTATTTTGGCCCGCCAGCGTGAGGGTGATGTTGGCACTTACCATTACCAAGACAACCTAGCGCGGGCGGTTCGTTACGTTGGACGCCAGTTGGTTGACCTGATCCCCAAGATTTACGACACGCAGCGCATTGCGCGCATTATCGGGTTGGATGGCGAGACCAAAATGGTCAAGATTGACCCGACTCAAGCCGAGCCGGTTCGTAAAATCCAGAACCAAGAAGGGATTGTAATCGATAAGGTCTACAATCCGTCTGTTGGCAAATACGACGTAGTTGTGGCGACCGGCCCTGGCTATGCAACCAAGCGCCAAGAGGCTCTTGAGGCAATGGCGCAACTGCTACAAGGCAACCCACAACTTTGGTCAGTCGCTGGCGATCTGTTTGTCAAGAACATGGATTGGCCGGGTGCTCAAGAGATGGCAAAACGGTTTGCCAAGACGATTGATCCTAAGCTGATGGGCGACGCGGAAGACAATCCAGCCCTGCAAGCGGCTAACCAGCAGATGCAAGCAATGGCGGCAGAGTTGGATCAATTGCACCAGATGCTTCAGAATGTCGGCAAGTCGATGGAAGCGCAGGACATGGAGCGCAAGGACTACGAAGCCAAGATCAAGGCGTTTGACGCTGAGACTAAACGCATCGCTGCTGTTCAGGCTGGGATGTCCGAAGAGCAGATCCAAGATATTGTCATGGGCACCCTACACGGCATGATCACCTCTGGCGATCTAGTTGGCGAGATGCCTGGGCGGGAAACAAACGAAATGATGCCAGAATCGGCTGAGTACGGAGCACCACAATGAAAGCCTGTGATTTCGTAGGTCTGCTATTCTTGGGGCGTGATGTAGCCCATAGCGTACACCTGAATACCCGCAGCTACAGCAAGCACAAGGCGTTGCAGAAGTTCTACGAACTGATTATTGAGGCTGCGGACGATTTTGCTGAAGCGTACCAAGGCCGGCATGGTCTGATTGGCCCAATTACGTTGATGTCAGCCAAGAAAACGACTAATATCATAGAATTCTTGGAAACTCAGTTGGCTGAGATTGAAGCCAACCGATACGAAGTTGTTGACAAGACTGATATGTCTTTGCAGCAGTTGATTGACAACATCATCGAAGTCTATTTGAGAACTCTCTACAAACTGCGCTTTTTGGCGTGAGGTAATTATGGCTGCGACATACAAATATCTAACGGCTTCGGCCAACGTGAAGACGATGGCGGGCAAGCTGAAGGGCATTTTTGTGTCTGCCGCCAGCGG